CACAGGCAACATACAAGTGTATGAGGCTTCAACGCAGGGTGGGAAAGAAGCTCAAGGTAAGATGGATAATTCAGAAGAGTACCTAAGACAAACTTTATCAAAAAAATATAAAGATATGGGTGGATTTGAGTAATAAGAATTGGTATATATTATATTTAATATTGTGTACAAAAGAACAAAAATAAATTAGGAGTTATGATGGAAAAATTTCAGTTATCGGAAAATTTTATAAATAAATTTAAAAGGAAAAAGCCACCATTTGGTTTTAATGGATTAGGTGAGTTAGTTTATATGAGAACCTATTCAAGAATTAAAGACGATGGTAAAAACGAAAGATGGTGGGAGACTGTACAAAGGGTTGTTGAAGGTACATACTCAATGCAGAAGAATTGGATTGAGTCTCATGAGTTAGGTTGGAATGCATGGCAGGCTCAGAAGTCAGCTCAAGATATGTATGAAAGAATTTTTACAATGAAGTTCCTACCACCAGGTAGAGGACTTTGGGCTATGGGAACTCCTATTACAGAAGATAAAGGTTTGTATGCAGCTCTTAACAATTGTGCATTTGTATCAACCAAAACAATAAAAGAAGATTACTCAAAACCTTTCTGTTTCCTTATGGATGCAAGTATGTTAGGTGTTGGAGTTGGTTTTGATACTAAAGGGGCTGGTGAGATAATAGTAAAAGGAATAGACAAAAAAAGAGACGAACAATTATATGAAATACCTGATACTCGTGAAGGATGGGTAGAGTCTCTAAAGTTATTATTAGAAAGTTACTTTCATGGAACTGCTTCAATGAAGTTTGATTACTCAAAGATAAGAGGCGCTGGTGAACCAATATCTGGTTTCGGTGGTGTTGCTAGTGGTTATGAACCATTGGAAGAAGTACATGAAGATATTAGAAAGGTATTAGAAAAGAATAGTGGAGAACCAATCACAATCACTACAATTGTTGATATTATGAATCTTATAGGTAAATGTGTTGTAGCTGGTAATGTAAGAAGAACAGCTGAGATTGTATTTGGAGATCCTGATTCAGAAGAATATTTAGATTTAAAAAACTATGAAGTAAACCCACACAGAGACCAATATGGATGGACAAGTAATAATAGTATATTTGCAGAATTGGGTATGGATTATACTGAAGCTGCCAAACGAATCGTAGATAACGGAGAGCCAGGTTTTGCTTGGTTAGATAATATGAGACAATACTCTCGTATGAAAAATGGTGGAGATGATAAAGACCATAGAGCTATGGGTGGTAATCCTTGTTTAGAACAAACATTGGAGTCATATGAGTTATGTTGTTTAGTAGAAACATTTCCTGATAATCATGATGATTTTGAGGACTATGCGAGAACACTAAAGTATGCTTATCTATATGCTAAAACAGTAACTCTTGGTAGAACACATTGGTCGGAGACTAATAGAGTTATGTTAAGAAACAGAAGAATAGGATGTTCGGTTAGTGGTATCGCTCAGTTCATCACTCATAGAGGATTGGGAACTTTAAAGGAGTGGTTAAATGACGGATACGATGTCATACAAGAATGGGATGATATGTACTCTGATTGGTTTGCTGTACCAAACTCAATCAAGACTACATCAGTTAAACCAAGTGGAACAGTTTCATTGTTGGCTGGCTCTACTCCAGGTTTACATTATCCCGAAAGTAGATTTTATATAAGAAGAATAAGGGTTTCAAAACATTCAGAACTATTAGTACCTATGGAAAAAGCAGGATATAAAATAGAACCTGCATTTGGTTCAGAGGATACTACAATGGTTGTTGAAGTACCAGTAGATGTTGGAGAGGGAATAAGAACAGCGGCTGACCTATCGATATGGGAACAATTCAGTTTAGCTGCTTTTATGCAAAGACATTGGGCAGACAATCAAGTAAGTTGTACGGTTACATTCAATCCAGAAACAGAGGGTGAACAAATCGCACCCGCTTTAAATTATTATCAATATCATCTAAAAGGTATATCCCTTTTACCAAGACATGATTATGGAGCATATCCACAAATGCCGTATGAAGCTATAGATGAGAAAGAGTACAATAAACAAGTTAAGAAACTTGGTAAACTTTCATTTGGTGTAATCAAACACGAAGAAGCAGAAGTAGATAAATTCTGTAACAACGACTCGTGTGAGATTATTCCAACAACTGGCGATAATGATGACCAAGACTATGCAAATTAAAGACTTGCGGACAGGCACAGTACACACCTGTATAAAAATGTGTCTTAACCAAAACAAAAGAGGAGACGTTTTATGAATAAACGTAATCTATTATCTTGGCTGTTAATAGCTTTCACTCCAATTTTCCTTATGGGAAGTTCGGTAGTAGGAGTTGTTAGTGGTGAAGGTAAACCTTTGGTTGGAGCAAACGTAGTCATTGATGGTACAAACTTAGGAGCAGTATCAGACGATGATGGTTTCTATAGTATTGATGTACCTTTAGGTGAACATACTGTAGTTGCTTCATTCATAGGGTATTCATCTGTAACTCAAGTAGTTATGGTGGATTCAACAAGTGACGCTATAGCTGATTTCTCATTAGAGATGGATGCTATTGCAATGTCTGCATTAGAAGTTCTTGCTTCTCGTGCTGACGAAACAACACCTGTTGCTTATACAACTGTAGATAAAGCTGAAATGGAAATCAGACTTGGTAGTCAAGATATTCCAATGATTCTTAATACTACACCGAGTGTATATGCTACTAACCAAGGTGGTGGTGCGGGCGATGCTCGTATTAATGTTCGTGGTTTCAACCAAAGAAACGTTGCTGTTATGATTAATGGTGTTCCCCAAAATGATATGGAGAATGGATGGGTTTATTGGTCTAATTGGGATGGAGTAGGTGATGCTACTTCTTCAATTCAGATGCAAAGAGGACTATCAGCCGTCAATTTAGCAACGCCATCTATTGGTGGAACAATGAATATCATTACAGATCCTGCTGCTATGGAAAAAGGTGGTAAGTTCAAACAAGAAGTAGGTGAAGGTGGTTTTCTAAAAACTACTATGACTTACAATTCAGGTCTTATCAATGATAAACTAGCAATCGGTGGTGCGATAGTTCGTAAAACTGGTGATGGGTTTATTGATGGAACTTGGACAGACGCTTGGGCTTATTACTTAGGAACATCATATGCTATTAGTGATGACCAAAGGGTTGAACTATATGCTATTGGTGCTCCACAAAGACATGGACAGAATTTATACAAACAGAATATTGCTACTTACTCACAAGAGTTAGCAGGTAGTATTGATGGGTATGATGATTCTGCTTATGTTGCTGGTAACAAGTTTGAAACTGAAGCTGGTAGGTTTTATAACCAAAATGTAGCACCAATAAGTTCCGATTACAAAGGAAAGCAATATTGGTATATGTATGGAGATAAAACATCAGACAGGTTTAGTCCTGACTTCCTAAATGAAAGAGAAAACTTCTTTCATAAGCCACTTGTAAACCTAAATCATTTCTACGATATAAGTGATGAACTTAGATTAAGTTCTGTTCTTTATTGGAGTGGTGGCTCAGGTGGTGGTACTGGTACATATGGAAGTGTCAGTAGAAAACCTGCAGTTGAGGGAGAAAGATGGTATTCATCTTCACCTTGGACTTGGGATTGGGATGGAGAAATTGCACAGAACTCTGCTAATGTAGATTCTGCTTTCTCTGATACAGAAAATCGCTCAACAGGTATTCTTCGTAACTCAATCAATAGACAAGATACTTATGGTTTGATTTCAAAGTTAAACTATGATGTATCAGATGAACTTGAAGTTCAGATTGGTATTGATTGGAGAACTGCTGGTATCGAACATGCTAGAGAAGTTCGTGACTTACTCGGTGGAGACTACTATGTAGACTACGCTGATAATAACGCACCTGATGGTAAAGTTGTTAGATTAGGTGATGAGATTGCTTATCACAATGAAACAACTGTCGATTGGTTTGGTGCTTTCTTACAAGGTAAGTATGATGCTGATAAGTTCAATCTTTATGGTATGGGTGGTATTTCAACCATCGGTTATACATATAAAGACCATTTCTCTGTAGAGAAAGAACTTGTTGAAGCTGACGCTATAACATCTTTCCAAGTAAAAGGTGGTGGTAGATATAATCTTGACGATAGATTATCTGCATTCGCTAATCTTGGATATGTTCAGAAGCCGCCAATCCTTGATAATGTAATTTCTTATGACGGAACTGTATCTACAGATCCTGATAATGAGAAGTTCACATCAATGGAAGTTGGTGGTGAGTATAATAGTGGTTTAGTATCCATTAAGGGTAGTTACTACAATACTCAATGGAAAGATAGAAACCTTACTAAGTCTGTAACAACAGGTCAAGGTGACTCAGGTGATACTGATATCATTTATCTAACTGGTGTAAATCAAAGTCATAGTGGAGTAGAAGTAGAAACGAAAGTTGCTCTTCACGAAATGGTTGACTTAGATGTAGTAGTTAGTGTTGGTGATTGGTATTTCGATGGAGACGCTAAAGGTGACTATACAGAGATGGAATATAACGATGACAACCAAATCATTGGACAAACATCTACAGAGTATGAATATGCTCTTGATGGTCTAATGGTTGGTGACATGCCACAAACTGCTTATGTTGGTGGATTAACTATTAAACCTATCGATGGATTAAGAATACAAGGTCTTTATAAGTGGTATGATAACCACTATTCAGATTGGAGTCCTGATTCTCGTGAGGTTGATGGTGATGCTGACAGAGCACAAGTATGGAAAACTCCATCTTACGGTAAAATGGATTTACATCTATCTTACAAACTACCAGAAATCGCTGGTTTAGATATGACACTTAGTGGTCATATATTTAACGTTCTTGATGATGTTTATGTTCAGGACGCTGTTGACAATAGTAAGTATAATGGGTTTGGTGACAAAGTTCACGCTGCTCATAACGCTGAAGTATTTCTTGGTTCTCCAAGAAGTTTCAATGTAGGACTTGCTGTCAATTTCTAAAATGGTAAACTTGGGGGGAATTTATTTCCCCCCTTTTATCAAAAAAACTCTTGACTTTTGTCAAATTTATTCGTAGCTTTAAGTATAGAAAATGGGGATTATATAATCTAAATGTATCAAAATTGTTATTTCGATAATAAAAAACAAACAGTTCATATTTGGGATGACGAAAAAGGTTATTTCACAATGCCGTATAAAAGGTATGCTTATGTAAAAGATAGAAGTGGTACACACATATCTTTATATGGAGACAAACTTAGAAAAGTTTACAGGTTTGATCCAGAGACACCTAATTTATTTGAATCAGATGTACCACCAGAAACTCGTACATTGGTTGACCAATACGCTGACTCTGAAGAACTATCTACAGGCCATCGTATAATGACAATCGATATTGAGGTTGAAGTTACAGATGGTTTTCCGTATCCAGAAGACTCCAAAGATAAGATAACTGCTATCGCAGTTCATAACTCAGAAGAAGATGAGTATTATTGTTTAGTATTAGATGATAAAAAGAAACTCACTTTAGAATCAAAAGATAATGTGATTATTGAATCTTTTGAAAATGAGTTTGATTTACTACAAAGATTTTTTCTATTATATTTAGATTGGAAACCAACCATCATTACAGGTTGGAACTCAGACTCATTTGATATGCCTTACATCTACAATAGAGCTTGTAAGATTGTTGGTTCTAATGTAGCTAATTTACTTTCACCGATTAGAGAAGTAAAGTGGAACAAACATCGTAAGAGATATATGTTCGCTGGAGTTAGTTGTTTAGATTATCTAGCTCTATATAGATTATTTACTTACACTCAGTTATCCTCTTACAGATTAGATGCTGTAGCTGAACATGAACTTAGTGAAAAGAAGGTTGAGTATAGTGGAACACTCAATGACTTATATGAAAACAATATAGATAAGTTCGTGGAATATAACATTCATGATGTTAGACTTGTAAAAAGGTTACATGATAAGTTAGACTTTATCGATATGGCTCGTGGTGTATGTCATGTAGGCCATGTTCCCTATGAGGATGTGTACTTCTCATCAAGATATTTAGAGGGTGCTATCTTAGTATACCTAAAAAACTTGGGTGTAATTGCTCCAAATAAACCACCAAGAGTAATGAAGAATGATGACGAAAAATTTGCTGGTGCTTATGTTCAACCGCCACAAAGAGGTAAACACGATTGGGTATTTGATTTGGATATTACATCTATGTATCCATCAGTTATTATGTCTCTTAATATCTCACCCGAAACAAAGATGGGTAAATTAAATGGTTGGGATGTAGAAGAGTTTATGAAAGGAACTAAGAAGACATATACTCTTATACAGAATGATAAAGAGATGGGTAGACTTACTGAAACAGAACTAAAAGATTTCTTTGATAAAAACAAAGTTTCAGTATCTTCTAATGGTGTTCTGTATCGTAGTGATAAGAAAGGATTGATTCCAGCACTATTAGAAAAGTGGTTCGATACTCGTGTGGAGTATAGAAAGTTGATGAAGAAGTTTGGTGATGCTGGAGATAATGAAAAATATACATACTTCAAAAGTCGTCAGTTGATTCAGAAGGTGGTTCTAAACTCATTGTATGGTGTATTAGGTTTGCCGGTATTTAGGTTCTATGATTTAGATAATGCAGAGGCTACTACACTCACAGGTCAAGAACTGATTAAGTTTACTAAGAAGATTGGTAATCATTTTTACAATAAAGAATTAGGAGATGATAAGGACTATTGTATCTACATCGATACAGATTCAGTATTCTATTCAGCTCTTCCATTAGTTAAGAAGAGATTTCCTACTATGGATTTCGATAGTGAGACTATGATGAGTAAGAGGATATTGGATGTAGCTGATGAGATGCAGGGGTTTCTAAATAAGTCTTATGATTACTTTGCTAAAAAGTTCCTAAACTTAGACAAACATAGGTTTGAGATAAAGCAGGAGTTGATAGCTAAATCAGGTTTGTTCATTGTTAAGAAAAGATATGGTATGAAGATTATCAATGACAATGGTGTAAAGGTAAACAAACTGCATGTAAAGGGTTTGGACTTGGTTCGTAGTAACTTTCCAAAGGCTATGGGTGAATTACTGAAAGATGTGTTGGAAGATATCTTAGCTACTGTGCCCAAGGATAAGATTGATGAAAGGATAATAAACTTTAAGGAGTCTATGAAGTTGGTAGACTTTGATAGGATAGCGATGCCAACAGGCATAAATAATCTATCTAAATACTCTGATGGTAAAGCTGGTAAGTTTACAAAGTTTGCTAAAGGTGCACCTGCTCATATCAAAGCTGCTATAACATACAATGATTTACTAAGACACTTTGGGGTTGGTAAGAAGTATGAGAAGATAAGTAACTCTGAAAAGATTAAGTGGGTATATCTTAAACAGAATGACTTGGGATTATTATCTTGTGGTTATAAAGGTTATGAAGACCCACCACAGATAATTGAGTTTATTAAAGCTAACATAGATTACAAAAAGATGTATGCTCAAATGTTAGAGAAGAAGATAATGATGTTTTATGAATCTCTAAAATGGAATGAGCCTGTAAATAAAAAGACATCTATGGAAAGATTTTTTTGATTTTGATAAATAACTTTGATATGTATATATGTATATATCGATTAACTAATAAGGAGTAATAAATGAATAAACATTCGTTAAACCGATTCATTGATAAATATTATCTTGGTGGGAACTGCTCATCAGTTGTGATTAATAGTAAGGGAGATTCTCTTTCTACTAGATTCATCACAGGTGATAAGAATCTACTTGGTGAACTAACCATGAGTGGTTGGAGTTTTGATGAAGCTGACTTAGGTGTGTATAACACAGAGCAGCTTGTTAAACTTCTATCTGTTCTATCGGAGAATATTTCAATGAACCTAACCAAAGCTGGTGACAAAGCTGTTTCATTAAAAATATCAGATACAAAGTCTGATGTCAACTACATGTTATCAGATTTGTCTGTTATCAGTTCACCACCTAACCTAAAGTCTATACCTGATTTTGAGGTAAAGATTAAAGTTGACAAATCTTTTATGTCAAAGTTTGTTGCAGGTAAAGGTGCTCTAACTGATACAGATAACTTTACAGTCATCACAGATGATGAGGGTGTAAAGGTTGTTATTGGTTATGCTGAGATTAACACTAATCGTGTTACTCTTCCTGTAGAAACAGAATCTTATGATAAGATTGAGAATGTTTCTTTCAATGCTAATCTGTTCAGAGATGTATTAGTGGCTAACAAAGAATGTGAAAGTGCTACATTAGAAGTAAGTTCACAAGGTTTGGCTCGTATCAATTTTAAGATTGATGAGTATGATGCTACTTATTACTTGGTTGCTGATACAGATGTATAATGGAATCTTATGTAGATAAATCTAAAGTATCTTTACGGCCAGTCAATAAAAAACTGGCCAAAGATATGATAGAAAAATACCATTATAGTGGTGTAATGTCGGCTTGTAGATACACTCTTGGTGTTTTTTACAAGTCAGACAACCACAAGTTTTTCGATGGAGATGTCGATGACTTTATTGGTGTAGCTTGTTATGGTTTTCCAGTTGGTAGAAGCGTAGTATCTTCTATGTTTACAGAAGATGTATTAGAAAATAAGAATGTTTTGGAATTAAAAAGACTATTTATACATGATGGTTATGGAAAGAACATAGAATCCTATGTTATATCGCAGAGTTTCAAATGGTTAAAAGAATATTCGCCTGATATTAAAGTATTAATATCTTACGCTGATCCTGAACAAGCACACGATGGTTGTATCTATCAGGCTACTAATTGGATTTATCAAGGTTGTGGTAGTTTTCAGTTGATGCCAACATACTCATTAAGATTAAACGAAAAAGATGATTGGATGCATAGTAGAAATGTTTATTCTATGTATGGTTCTAATAATATTGACAAGATGAAGAAAGCTATAGGACATGACTTTTGGTTGAAAAGAGAAACCACAAAACATAGATATATTTACTTTCTCGGTAATAAAAAAGAGAATAGAAATTTTAATAAGATATTGAAACATCCATCGATGGACTATCCAAAAGATACAGAGTTCATTGATGAAGTAATTAAAGTAGAAGTAAAGGATAACAAATGGAAAAATTAGAACATAGTTTATGGGTTGAGAAATACCGGCCTACATCTTTAGACACTTACATAGGTAATGAACATCTGAAAAGTAAAGTGTCTGTTTATCTTGAGAGTGGAGATTTACCACACCTTTTATTATATGGTAAGGCTGGTACAGGTAAAACCACTCTCGCAAAACTATTGGTAAACAATATAGAATGTGACTATATGTATATCAATGCTTCAGATGAGAATAGTGTGGATACAGTTCGAACCAAAGTTCGAGGGTTCGCTTCCACAATGGGTTTCAAAGATTATAAGATTATAATCTTAGATGAGTGTGACTACATCACACCTAACGCACAAGCCGCTCTTCGTAACCTTATGGAGACTTTCTCTAAACACTGTAGGTTCATTCTAACTTGTAACTTTGTAGAAAGAATAATTGACCCGATACAATCTCGTTGTCAATCATTTCAGGTAATACCACCATCAAAGAAAGAAGTTGCTATTCATATGACTAACATCCTAAAAGAAGAGGGTGTCGCTTCTAAGATGGATGATATAGCTGGGTTGGTTAACGCTGGTTATCCTGATATTCGCAGAGTTATAAACTCTTGTCAAAGACAAGTCGTAGATGGTATGTTGGTTGTGGATAAACAATCTTTGGTTGAGAGTGACTATAAGATGAAGTTGATGGAAATAATTAAAAAAGAAAGTAAGAAAGATGCATTCAAGAGTGTTAGGAAGTTGTTGGCTGATAGTCAAGTAACAGACTTCGCTGAACTATATAAGTTGATGTATGATGAGGTTGATTCATATGGTACAGGACATATAGCAGAATGTATTTTGATTATAGCTAAGTATCAGCTATCGGATAGTCAGGTAGTTGATAAAGAGATAAATGCTATGGCTATGATAATAGAATTATTAGGAGTGATAAAATGAGTACAAAACCAATGAAGCCGCTTGGTGGCAAACAACCACCACAAGCTGAAATAGATATCAATGATACAGAAACTATCGTATGTGATGAGTGTGGTAATGCTACATTTATTCAATGCTTTTTCATAAGAAGAATATCACCAATCGTATCACCAACAGGTCAAGAAGCTATGGTGCCTATTCAGGTATATAGTTGTGGTAATTGTGGTAAAGTTCCAGATAAGTTAATGCCTACCGATGGCAGTTAAGAAGAAAAGTTTATTTGACCATGTAAACCAAGTCACATCGGTACAGAATCCTAACTATTGGGATGAGATATCTGATGAAGATAAGAAGTCTTGGTCAAACTATATGATAAATAGATTTT